ATTAATGTATTATCACCTGGATATGTCCAGTTATTCATAAATGATTTAAGAGATATTGTAAGCTATGATAAGAGTTCAAGTTACATATCAAAAAATATAGCGGGAACTGAAAATACAAACGTGGTTAATCCATAAAAAAAGGGAGTCGTTTGACCCCCCTATAATTATTCTTCTGCGAGTTTCGCAAAGTACGATAGTGCATCGTCCTCCTCTTCTGCAACTGCAGGAGTTGGTTTTGAAACAGCAGCAGTTACTAACTCTTCTGCTTCTCCACGATCAGTATCTTCCTCTTCAAACTGTGGTGCAGCGGACTTCTTGTTTCCAAGAACATAATCTAGACGAGTCTTTAACTCATCATATGTCTTGAACTGGTCTGGTGCAACAATCTCAGCAAGTGAGAACTGTTTTTTCCAGAGTGACTCCATTGCATCATCATCATTAAGTAAAGGACTTTGTGCAGCAAACTCAGAACTGTCATAGTTTCTGTATCCTGCAACATTCTTTGCTTTTAGCTTGAATTTTGCACCTTGCCAGAAATCGAATGGATCGATTGCTTCCTCATCTTCAAACTCAGGTTGCATCGCTGCAGTAAGTTTGTCAAAGATTTTCTTTCCATACTTGTATAGAAATACTTTACCTTCGTTCTCAGGATTTGCAGGATCTTTCACAACATAGATGTTAGAAACATAAGTTAACTTACGCTTCTGTTTTCTTGCTGTTTCTTTTCCAGCATCAGTTCCATTGTTCCAGAGTAATGAGTTATACTCAGAAACTGGGTCTTTCTGTCCAAGTGTAGTGAGTGAGTTCTCAATGAACCATCCACCAGGACCTTGGAATGCGTGTGAATATAGTTTTACAAATGGTAAATCTTCACCTTCGGGTGCAGGTAGAAATCTGATAACAGCATAACCGTTACCTCCTTTGTCTACATCTAACTTCCAGATACGGTCATCAGCGTTACCGCCCGTGTTGTTCATCTTCTCGACTTCTTTTACTAACTTTGCAGTAAGTGAGCCAAGTTTAGACTGTTTTTTTAGGTCTTTAAAAGACATTTGGATACCTCGGATAAATTGGATATTTTAGATAATTGGATTATAACAGATTAATAATCAATTGTCAATAGACTTCTTAAGAGTCTCAATGGTATTTGACATACCACTGAATAAAAGCAACATATCAGTTCCTTCTGGGAATCCCATCAGTTCAACTGATTTTTGCAAATGATTCTTTAATTCTATTGCTTCTTTATCATCAGAGAGACTAATGCGAGTGTACATTACTTTTTGTCTTTCTAATAATTCAGTAAGTTTTTCAATGTGGTCAACTTTGTCTTCACGACAAAAAGTTCCAAACTTCATTGCATTCTTGTAAATAGACATCTGCAATTCGTTTATCTCTTGTAGTTCTTCACGAACTATGTCTGAATCAAAAAAATCACTCATTTACGATTTCCCGTAGTATTTTTTTAAAGTTGAATACATTAATATTTAGGAAAGGTTTATATTTCCTTATTTTTAAACTGACGGTTTCCCATACGGGATCGAACAGTTTCTCGTCAAATTTTTCTGAGAATGAAAATATTATATCAAAGATTACAAAAGTTTCAAGTGAGATATCCCCACCTAAAAATCTCTTCAATATAATGGGATGTCCTTTTCCACACTCAAATAATTGTTCTAAATTACTTTCTTCTAATAACTTTTCTGATTCTTCTTTGAATAAGTAAGAGATACTCTGTTTTCTCCTCATCCAATCTGCGTAAGTTCTTTCTCCAGAGTTGATAATCTCACCTATCCACAGGTTCTTTGGATTATCTGTAGTTACGAAGTTTGCAAGTAAAAAGTCAACTATCTCACCATCAGAATATTTTCTCGATGTTTTCTCGAACCAATACTTATCTTTTCTTTTATTAAAAGATGCCATTGTTGCACGAGATTTACCACCATATCTAAAAAAGTCATACTTACGGTTAGTAAAATGACTTTTCATTGATAGATATGACTGGTAGGTTTCAAATGGAGTCACTTTCATCATCTTCCTCTTCACTATCTAATTCTGTAATTGAGTCAACAGGTACTTCTGCTTCTCCGATTCGATACCAATGTTGGTCAACACCAATACTATCAGGTCTGACACCCAAGTATTGTAAATCACGGAAAGTATGCTCACGAAGCATCGCTTGCAATCTCCAATGAATTAATTCTGATTTTTTCATTATAAAGGCAGTTTTGCTCTTGATGTAGGTTTCATAAAATTAAGACGGGTTGCATCCCATTTTAATCTTTCTTTTAAAGGTTTGGATATTAACTTCGATACTGATTCTACCTCAATATTGTTAGTTTCGCAATAGTAACATATTGCATCTATATAATTGAAGTCTTCCTCTTCTGCTACAATCTTTTCGATTTCCATTGCAAATTTTGAAGGTGTCAAGAATTTATTCTCGATTGCCTGTTCTAGTTCTTTATTCGGTTCCATAGAGTTCCAGTTTATCTTGAATAAATTTGTTAATGTATTCTCCGAGGAGTTTGATATACTTTGCTTTGTTGTATTCTTCATAGACGATGCATTCTCCATTTTCACAGGACATAATAATTACTAATTTTTTAACAGAAATACCTGTTAGTTCATATAACATACAACCGTATGCCATACACTGGACAAAGTAATGTTCTATCCAGTCTCTGGGTTTTGGTTTTTTTGAAGTCTTAAAATCTATTATCGCTAACTCGTCTTCGTATTCCGCAATACAATCGACTGTTCCAGCAATTCCTAGTTGCCTACTGTAGAGAGAACCCTCTAAAGCGTAAATATTATTTATATTACCAATTTTTTGCTTCGCTACATTAAACAGAAAATTAGATATTGGAGGAACTTTTGGAAGTTTCTCATCATTCAATAAATGATGCTCTGTAAGTGTGTGAAAGTCAGTACCACGGGTGGTCGCTGCTTTGGTAATACGATTTGCTTCTTCATCACCTACTTTCTTTCGCCAATTAATAAAAATTTCTTTATTATAATGACTAGTAACAGATGTAATTGAAACTAATTTAATTAATTCATCTTCATCAGGTACAGAGTAATATCGAACACCGTCAATAGTTTCTCTGGAAAGTTTAGGAAGATTCAGTTCTACATGATTAAACATTAAAGACCAACTTCAAGTTTTGAAATAATATATTCTTTGACTAGTCCAGAACGAACTATATCATCAATGCCATACTCTATTATATCAAAAGATGGCATTTTACGCAATATGTTGAGAAAGTCGTGTATGCCATTCCTGTCATTTGTTTTTACCAAATCACTTTGACTAGCATCACCAGAGAAAATAATTCGACTATTTTCTCCAATACGAGTAATAATTGAATCTAATTCGTGAAAATTAAGATTCTGAAATTCATCTACAATTACGATAGCATTATCTAAAGTAGTTCCTCTGATAAAGGATGTACTCCAGAATTTAATTGTTTCCTGTGCTTTTAAATTACCATATAACATTTCAAAGTCAGCATCAGTTGGCATTTGAAACATATATTTTACCATATTTTTGTATGGTATTTGGTAAATATCTGCTTTATCTTCGTGATCACCTGGTAAAAATCCAATCTCACGAGTTGAAACTAATGAACGAACAAGATAGATTCTTTCATATGGTGTGGTTTCATCTAATACATCAGCAAGAGCATTATATAACGAAATAAATGTTTTTCCTGTTCCTGCTGTGCCATATGCAACAAGATGTTTACCATCTGCATATGAATCAAAAAGTTTCTTTTGATTATCTGTGATGGGTTCAATATCAAGAAGGTAACTATTTCCAATCGGTTTCTTACGTTTCATTTGTTTCGTAGTTAGACCGATACCTATGGGTTGATCCCCACTTGTCTTCTTTTTTCTTGGCATTTGATTAAAGTGTCTTTACTCTAGAACCTGGTGATTTTTGTGCCTTTCTAAGGACATCATTCCATCCTGGTTTTGACTTTCTTAACTTATCTTTCCACTCTCCAACTTCACCAACACCTGGCATTGTAGAGGGATCAGAATAGTCCCTTGACCAATCAGGGTTATCAGAACACCACTGATCCCATTGTGTAACACTCATTACAACTTCTTTTTGTTCACCAGTTTTTGTATTTACTACAGGATAGGTTGCCATAAAATTATAAAGTTATGTGTACTATTTAGACCCATTGCAAAGCCTCCGATACAGTTGGGAACTGTTCGGTAAATATGGACTTACACGCATTCGCAATATCCATATGTTCTTTCTGTGTTCCATGTCCAGAACGGAGATCAATATAATGAACCCAAGAACGAACACTTCCAGACATATAAATGCGAGTTGGTGTTGCGAGTGGTAGTACAAATCTCGCACATTCTTTTGCAATACCCTCTCTTAGTAATTCATTATACAAATCCATTCCTTCATTAAAATATTGTCTAATTCTTTCTTGTAAAAACTTAGTTTGTTTCTCTGGTATATCATCTATACTATTCTGACGATTCTTTGTATCTTGTCTTCTTAAATCTGGTAAAGGAATATTTACATCTAACAAATTTGTATCTGCATATCTTTGACTAAATTCTTGAAATGTAAAAGAACGATGTCTCAGTATCTGTGCAGCAAGTCCTCTTGTAGTATTAATCTCAAGAGTCATAAATGCTTGCTCAAAAATAGACCAATGTTGATGTTTAATACAGTATCTTAAAAGACCTGCATAATTTTCATTATCCTGATTATTTGGATTGCTCACACGAGCACAATATGCCATATGTTTTTCGGCATCAGGAGAGACACTTATTAGTGATACGTTCATTTAAATCCTTTTGATGTATGTTCTTCGATTCTTGCTAGTTCATTTTTAGCAATTTTAAGTTGTTCTCGAATTAATTTTAATTCTTCGTCATTGTAAAGATAATCCTTTTCTAAAACTCTTTTAAGCATTTTAACTAGACGTTTTGCTCTGCTAATACGGGTAGCCATCATCATCCTCCAATATTTCATCATAATCTTGCGATATTTTTGGAGGTGGAGAGACATAGGATTCTACATCAGAAAAAACCTCTGCTTTGATATCATCAACTAATAACTCTAAGTTACGAACCATCAGTTTTAATTTTTCTTTGTCCATATTAATAGAATTTTTACTATTTTACATAAAAACTGAATAATTGTCAAGTTATCTTAAAGGTTCATCACCATGAAACCATTTTACCAAAGAATATCTTTCACCTCTAGTGACAGGAGTTACTTCATGAGTTAATCTACTATCAAAAACTATAACTGAACCTTTTGATCTAGGTGCATGATAGGTATCACCACTATAATCAATTAATAAATCACCACCTTCATAAGAATTTTCATCTGAAAGTTGAATACTCATACTTAATTTTCTTGTATGAGCTACGTTAGCAGGATTTCCATTATAATCAACATGTTTAGTGTAAAATTGACCTATTTTATAATGAGATAATTGAACACCCTCCTTATCTGACATTGATAATTTATAATTAAAACTTTTATCATTTGCGAATATAACATATCCAATCGTTACAGCATTTATCCAATTAAATTCATCATTCAAAAATTTAACATCTACTTTTCTACCACCATCAACACCACTCTGAGTTTCACCACTTTTATAGGATACTAAATCTGAATAACTAATAATTTTTTCACAAATATCATCTGGTATCTCAGATTCCCAGACCCAACAAGGACTCCACATGGTTTTTTACATATTATAGCATAAAAAAAGGAGGGTAGCAACCCTCCTGTGTTTATTTTCCATATAGGAACTGAACTTCAGCAGTTATGATTGTGAGAAAGATAGCAGATGCTACACATATCTCTAATATTTCAATCACTTAACACTTGTAAGTTCTTTTTCTGTTCTTACACCACGGTAAGTTAGATCGACCTTGTTAGTCTGCTTTGCTTTGTTCCTGTCGGTGTCATATACAACACCACGGTATGTGACTTGTGCCATTTGGTTTCTCCTAAAGTAGTTGGATGTTTAAATCCGTTCCTTCAGTCGGCTTTTGCGTCCCTACAATCTAAACCATACTTTTCACCAAAATCATAATACAAATCAATAATTTCCTGTCTATCTTCTTTACTAAGGTCAGGGTAGACTTTAGCACGATCAACAAGAGTATTAATATCTGTGCATGATACTGTAACTATAGTAGTGATAGCACTTGATGCAGCAATTAAAGTTTCAATCATAAGGATGAACGAACCCGTTCCGAGTCGGCTTACTTGCGTCCGATGATGAAAGCATCACATTCACCTTCAACTTTCGTACGAAGGTAATCTATTAGATACTCGTGTGCGTCAGAGTTTAGATCCCCATCACTGAGTATCTCAATTCTGTTGCGGTTCCAATCTGCACATGACATCTCCCAGTGGAAACTATTATGTTCAGACAGAAGTGTTGCGAGTAGTGCGAGCTCTATCATTTGGATGAACGTAAAGGTATGTTAGCATACCCACACTATATAGTCAAGCAATTATGTAATTTGTGTTACACTTTAATCTTCTTTTAATAAGTTAGTGATAGTTTTCTCGTTTCCATCCATAATCTTAATTTCGTATAAAGAAGATCGCATATACTTCTTCAATTTTTTATATTTTTTCTTTAGATTCTTGACCTCATCTGCGTTTACATCAATATTCATTTTCTTTTAGCCTTCTTTTTAGGTGCAGTTGCTTTAGTTTGTCCATCATAAGTCTTTGGATGAATGATGCCCTTTGTCCATTCTATTGCTTTGACATTTTTATACTTATCATAATAAGCATCAAACACATCGACTTGTGCAGATGCCCTTACAATGTCATACTTGAGTTCTTCTTTGTCATTGTAACTAACGACAAAAGAATCTGATGGCAACTTCTTATCATTTGCCTTGTCTCTTGGACACTTCTCAAATATTAATTTAATTTTTTCGTCAGACATCAGCTTCGATTCCCCCAAACAATATCAGGATATGCTTCGGCAACATTTGCTTTTGTTATTTTATACTTGTCGTATAACTTCTTATCTTTGACAAGACATAAGATTTCAGCATCAAGTGGATGAAGTCCTTCAAGAATCTGAATGAACATAGTTTCTCTACGAAGAGAGTTTAATGAATCATTACCACCTC